TGACGTAGATACTTTGATTAAACAAGATGAAGAAACTATTCTAAAAATTTCTCAGAAAACTTGCCAGAAATCTTTAGAGACATATTTTAATATAAATACTAATGGTGAGAGTTTAGCTAAATACTTTTATGATAACAAAATGGTTTCTATGTTCTTTATGGCAAAATATTCAAGATTTTTTAAGGGTGGCGATAACGAGTCAGATGAGCATAAACGATTCGCGACTTTGATGAAAATTCTTAAAAAGGTTCTTGACAGCTAAGATTAAACATGATACAATATGGGAGGTAAGATGGAGAGACTTTGAATAATGATTTTCGAGAAATTTTGCGATGAGATAACTAAAAACAAACAATGGAGAAAATGAAAAATGGCCAGAAATATAGATTGGAACGCGGTTGCAAGTGAGATGAAACAGAGTTCAGAAAAGAAGAAGTTTGTTCGTGAAGTAGACCCTAATCTTTACGAGCCAAAACTTGTTGATGGAAGCGCAGACGTAATTGTTCGCTTTTTGCCTGCTCCGGAGAATGAGTCTGTTCAAATTGCTACAGTATATTCTCACTCTTTTGAAGTAAATGGAAAATGGCTGATAAAAAAATGCCCGGCGAGCCTCGGCAGGACCCACAAATGCCCGGTATGCGAATATAGCTCTTCAAAATGGATTAGGAATGCACAGCCTGGAAGTGATGACGAATTCCGCAATAAGGAAACAGTAAAGCAGTTTAAAAAGGCTTCTTATTATTTGAACGTTTTAATTATAAAGGATGTAAATACTCCTGAAAATAATGGGACGGTAAAAATCATGAGAATACCAAAAAAGGTTTATGCTAAGATTTTGAATAAAATGTCACCGAGCGAGGACGATGGTGATGAACCAAGTCCTGTTCTTGATTTCTTAAAGGGGTCTAATTTCAAACTTAAGATTCGTTCTAAGAAAGTTCCAGGTTACCAAAATCTCCAGCGCGACTATGACCTTTCAGAATTTTCATCTCCAAGTCCTTTAGGGGACGAAAAATTTATAAATGAAATTGATAAAAAGTTAATTTCATTAAAATTTTATATAGAGGGAGATATTGAAACATATGAGAAGTTGCAAGGAAATCTTGATAGGGTTTTGGGAGTAACTACTCAAAGTTCTTCTGGGCAGGCACAAGAACGTTCTAGTAGTTCTTCTCCTGTCGCAGGTGTTGTCGAATCTGATGATGCCGAAGAGGAATTCCTTAGAAAGCTTAGAGAAGGATAATCCGCAATTAAATCTGATAGTTATTAAATGCAACGCTTGGGAAATTTCTCAGGCGTTTTTTGTATAAATTTTTGTATAAATACTTGTAAGCCTATCTATTGCTTACACTCGATAGTTAGGTGAAGGCTGAAATAGGACCTTGTGTAAGCCACCTAACTATTCGAGGAATCAAAATATGTCAAAACCAATGACTAAAGAAACTTATGTAAATCGTTGTGTAGAAAAATTTGGAAACAACATTGATTATAAAGATATGATTTATGTTAATATCAGAACACCAATAACAATTTATTGTAACCGACATGAACAATATTTTACACAAAATGTTAGACGGCATTATACTTCATTGTCTGGGTGTCCTTTATGTAGTCATCATTCTCCGACAAGTTTAGAATTTATAGAAAAATGTATTTTTATAAATGGCAATAGGTATAATTATAAAAATACAATATATAAAAGATGGGACATTAAAGTAGAAGTGTTTTGTGAGGATTGTCAGAAAAGTTTTTGGGTGTTGCCAGGAAATCATTTGGCTGGGCATGGTTGTCCAGATTGTGATATTTCTACTGGCGAATATAATGTTAGAGAAATTTTAAGAAAGTTTTCTATAAAATATGATCCATACTTCACAAAACATTCTTGTAGAAATAAAAATCATTTATCATTCGATTTCGCTATATTTAATGAAGAAACCTTTATTGGTGCTATAGAATATCAAGGAAAACAGCATTTTGTTCATGTTAATTTTTCCGGAAAGTTTACTGAAGAGTTTATGCAAGATCGTTTAGAAAAATATCAAGAAAATGACAAAATCAAAAAAGAATGGTGCGAGAAAAATAATATACCTCTGCTATGTCTTTTGTATAATGAAGATGAAGATTTAGAAAAGAATGTGATAAATTTTTTGAAAAACGACTTAGTATTTGTTTTGTCGGAAGATTGCTAAAAACTATTTCCAAAGGCTCTTCGAAAGTTGGTCCTTTTCTTTCCGAAAAATTCTCTAAAAAGTCCTTGACAAACGTTTCCGAAAGTGTTATCTTAAAAACTCCTCAGAACTTTTCAAAGGATGTGTAAAATTTTTAAACCGCCTAATTTTTATTATTATAATGTATTAAATGAAAATATGTCTGTTATGAATTTTAAGTATCTCATAACATTGCCAAGAAATAACTTTGTAATCATTTCTTGTGATATAAATATATTTGTCAAATCCATTTGTGAAGATTATGGCTGGAACTGGAATAATCTAGATGAATATTTCGAAAAATTCTTTAAAAAGTTCTTGACAGCCTAGATTAAATTTGTTATAATCTCAAAATGGAAAACACTTTCGTTTTAGAAAAATATATCGAAAAGATGTTGTCAAACTATACATCCAAAGCGATATACAAGGATAACTATATTACTTGTCGTTGTCCTTTATGTGGAGATTCTAAAACAAATAAGACTAAGAAGAGAGGATATATTCTTAAAGGAAATTCTCGAATAGATTCTTATGTTTATATTTGTCATAATGGAGACTGTGAGGCGAATGATAAGGGAATATCTGTAGTAAATTTATTCAAGAAATGTGATTATCTATATGGGACAACGCTTTTCGAAGATTACCGCAGAGAGAATTATTTCCAAGAATATTCTCCAAATTTTCCGAAAAATACTCGAAATGTTCCTGAGAAAATAATTTTAGAAAAGGATGATGTAAAGCATTTCCAACCAATTTTGAAAGGTGATTCGGAAATATTTGAGAAAGCCCGTGAAGAATGTATTCGGAGAAAATTGCCGGAAAACATTTGGAAAGAGTTTTTCGTAGCTACTGGAGGAGTATTTCAAGGAAGAATGATAATCCCTTTCTACGATACTTTCGGAAAGATTTACTACTACCAAGGAAGAACTTTGATAGGAAGTGATCCTAAGTATTTGAACAGAAGATTTGGAGATAAAGAGATTTATGGAATTTATGGGATAGATAGAAAGCTTCCTGTTATAGTTGTAGAAGGACCTATAGATAGTTTTTTTATAAAGAATTGTATTGGCATTTTAGGATTAAAATTTACAGAAAAAGTTAAGAAAGAAATACGTGACCTAAGATGCTTTTACTTGCTTGACAATGATAAAGATGGTAAGAAAAATAGTTTGAAATTATTGAATGATGGGAAGTATGTATTTTGCTGGGAAAGATTTTTAAGAGATCTAGGAATTGTAGATAAGATTAAGGATGTGAATGATTTGGTGTTAGCTACAGGAAAATTGGAATGGGAATTTGGGGATTTTGAGAAATACTTTACGGCAGATGCTTTCGATGGAGAGTGGTTTAAGTGAATAGGTTGCTTCCAGATCTAATTATTTTTGATGTTAAATATAATAGTTTTTATAATTATAGACAAGATTTAGATTTTAAGAATAATTTTATTTTAGTTTATCATAAAAATGTTACAATAAAACTTTTAAATACAATGACTGAATGGAATGCTTTCGGAAAACTTTCTTACAAAATTTCTCAAGGTATTTTATGAAAAACATTTATAAAGATTTAATATATTTTGATTTGGTGCGTTCTATGTATTATTATAACGAGCAAGAATTACATATATTAGATTTTAAAAGAACACTTATATTAGGCTATGCAGGAAATATTTGTATGACTGGTAAACCAAATACAGAAGAACATTGGAGTAAACTTGGAATGAATCTTTACAAAATTTCTCAGGAGATGAAGAGATGAAACTTAAAGAAAATTTAGAAATATCTACAGATGATTTCTTTTACGATTTGTTTGATGGTGGTTATATATACCCAGAAAAGATTCTTAAAAACAGATCTGATATTGAAGAAGTAGAAAATGCAATAGCTATTATAAAAGATTTTAGAGATTCTTGCGAAAAACAAATTGAGGATTTTTACAGCAGATGACAGCTAGTGAATTGATAAAAGAGTTTCGGAAAAATATTAAGAAATATGGAGACTTTGCCGTAAAAATTCATAATACATATGGGGAATCTCTTTCCGATGATTTTGAAAATATTAACATTGTACATATAGATTTTGATGATGGCGAAGGAATCGAAGTAATGGAAGCTACTGAAGAACATTTCGTATTAGAAGGTTTTTAAAAATATGATTAAAATAATTTCAGGATGGAGCGAAGCTGGTGGTTCAACTACGGCCCATATAAATCTTTGTAATGCTTTGAACGAAAGAGGGGTCGAAACTAAGTTTTTTGGACCGCATGATTTTTCGAGAGGCAAGTGCAATTTTGGAAACTTTTCTGAATTGTCTATATCAGAAGATGACAATTTAATATTTCACTTTCTTCAAATTCCTGACCATATTAAAGCTAAGAAGATTGTATTATCCGTTCATGAACAAAATCTTTTCAATCTAGCTACTACAAATCTTAAGAAAATTGATACCATACATTTCGTAAGTCAGCACCAATCCGAATATCATAACATTAAAAATTATAACAAACCTTACTTCATACTTTCGAATGTTATGGACAAACTTTTGCCAAATCCTAAGACAAAAGAAAAAGCTGTTGGTATCATTGGATCTATAGATGAAAACAAACAAGTTCATGTGTCTATTCGAAAAGCTATAGCAGATGGGTTCAAGGACATCACACTTTTCGGAAAAATTACTGACCCTAAATATTTTGAAATCGCGGTAAAACCATTGATACAAAAATATAAAATTAAAGGTCCAAAATTTTCGGAAAATAAACAAGAAATGTATGATTCAATTACTGACGTATATTTTTCTAGTGTAAAAGAATGCAAACCTTTTGTTATTGGAGAGTGTAAATTAACTGGAACAAATTTGCATACCATTGAAGGGAAGAATTATACAAACGAAATTTATGAAACAGAACCTGATATAATCGTAAACAAATGGAAAGAGGTTTTTGAAATTTGAAACTAGTAATAATGACCACCCTTTACAACGCAGAGAAATACATTCAAAAGTGTATTGATTCGGTTAAGTGTCAATCTTTTAAAAACTTTATTATGATAATTACTGATGATATGTCTTCCGATAATTCCAAAGCTATTGTAAAAGATTTGATTAAAGATGATCCAAGATTTATTCTAATAGAGAACCAAACTAAATTTTATCAACCTGGGAACTACTGGCAAATTTCTAGACTTCCTTTTGTAGATGATGAAGATGTTTTAGTGACCCTTGACGGCGATGATTGGTTTTCCGAGGTCAATACTTTAGGAAGAGTTTTCGGATATTATTTCCGGACAAATTTCTTAATGTCTTTCGGGCAGTTTATTCAATATCATGGAGAGAATCAATATTCGAATGGGTTTACGTGCGCTCCAGATTTTAATAATTTGAGAGGATCTGCTTGGACAACTTCACATTTAAGAACATTTAAAGCAAAGGTTTTTAGAAAAATTTTGGAAGAAGATTTAAGAAGTCCTTCTGGAAACTTTTGGGAAGTTACTGGAGACCAAGCGATTATATATCCTATGCTAGAAATGGTAGGAAAAGAAAATGTTTACTTCACGAATGATATAAATTATGTTTATAACGTAGAGACAGACTTGAATGATTTTAAAGTGAATGGTGGGATGCAACAAGAGTATTCTAATTTGATAAGAGCTAAACAAAGATATCCGAGGTTATTTTAATGAAAACTATTGAAGAACAGTTAGAAGAAGTTATCGAGAACATAGGAAAGGAACATAGTGTTTTAAGATACGTTTATAATAATGGTTCTAAATTTGTTCCTGGCGTTACTCCTGTGTATTATTCAGGTCCTTATTTTGATAATGAAGAAATTATTGCCGCAACCAAAACTCTTTTAACTGGTGCTTGGATTTCGTCTGGAGAAGAAGTTAGAAAATTTGAAATAGCATTTTCTAGAAAGATCAATCAAAAACACGCATTAATGGTAAATTCTGGATCATCTGCAAATTTGGTTCTGATCGCCGCGACTAAAAAACATCTTGGATGGAATGACGGTGATGAAATAATTACTTCGGTTGTTGGATTTCCTACTACTGTTGCTCCTATTGTTCAAAATAATTTGGTTCCTGTTTTTGTAGATATAGAGATGGATAGTTTGAACTTCGATTTGAATCTAATTGAAGAAAAGATTTCCGGAAAAACTAAAGCAATCTTTCTATCACCAGTTTTAGGAAATCCTCCTGACATGGATAGACTTGTAGATATTTGCACTAGGCATAATCTAAAACTTTTAATAGACGATTGTGATTCTCTTGGTTCTAAGTGGAATAATATTTTTTTAAATGAATATGGATATGTTTCTTCTTTCAGCTTTTATCCATCGCACCATATTTCGACCGGGCAAGGGGGGATGGTAGTTTCAAACGATAAAGATTTAATTCAATTAGCCCGTAGTTTTGCGCTATGGTCAAGAGCTTGTTACTGTTGTGGTGCAGGAAATTTACTTCCTAACGGTGCTTGTGGAAATAGATTCGATACATGGCTTGATGATTATGATGGAATAATCGATCATAAGTATGTGTTTTCTACAATGGGGTATAATCTTCAGCCACTAGATTTGCAAGGCTCAATTGGTTTGGTTCAATTGAAAAAATTTGATGAAATACACGAAAAGCGTAAGTTTGTTAAGAAAACTATTTCAAAAATGCTTAAGAAACATCTAGATGTTCATGTCCCAGAAGAATTATCATTAGCGGAAACTTCTTGGTTTGGAACGCCTATTGTTTGTAAAGATAGACAATATAAAGAAAAACTTGTAGCATATTTTGAAGAAAAGAAAATTCAGACTAGACACTATTTTGCTGGGAATCTTCTATTACATCCTGGATATAAACACTTAGGAAACTTTAGAGATTATCCGGAAGCAAATAAAGTTCTTTCTCACGTATTTTTCATAGGATCCTCTCCTCAATACACAGAAGAAATCTTACAATACATAGAAGAAACCATTAGGAATTTCAAATGAGACCAATAATTTTAGGGGATGGATTACTAGGAACAGAATTGAGGAAACAAACTGGATGTGATTTTATTTCAAGAAAGTCTCACGGGTTTGATTTCGGCACAGATATAGAATATTATTTTAATATAATTCGATACAATGAATATGATGTAGTAATAAATTGTATAGCCAACACAGACACTTATGGAGGAGATGAACAAGAACATCTTTCTATAAATGCTGGAAGAGTTTTAGATTTAGTTAATTTTTGTAATGAAGAAAAAATTAAGTTGGTTCATATTTCTACAGATTATCTTTACGCAAACTCTATTTCAAACGCTAAGGAAACTGATCCTCTTTTTCCTTTAGATACGTTCTACGGGCATTCGAAAAAAATTGGCGATATGTATGCTTCAACTCTCTCAAACGATTCCTTGGTGATTAGAACCAGCTTTAAGAAGACTCCTTTTCAATATCCTACCGCAGTTCCTCAAGTAGGGAATTTTGATTATGTAGATGTAATTTCGAAACTCATTATTCAATTGATAGAAAAAGATGCAAAGGGAATTTTTAATGTGGGGACTGAAAGAAAAAATATGTTGGCACTTGCTCATAGAACTAATCCTTTTGTAATTTTAGGTGAACCAAACAATCCAAAAATGCCTAAAGATATTTCTATGGATATTTCTAAGATGAAGGAATTTTTAACTCTATGAAGTTGTCTGTAGCAATTCCTTGTTGGAGTATGAATGGTGTAGGTAAAGATGTTTTGAAAATTTCTTTAGATATACTTTCGAAACAATCTCTAAAAGATTTCGAAGTCGTTGTTACAGACCATTCGGAAAACGATGATATAGAAATTTTATGTAAGTCTTATTCTTTTGTAAAATATATTCGAAATGAAAAGGATAGAGGAAATCCTGCAAGCAATACGAATCTAGGATTACAAAATTGTTCTGGAGAATATATTAAATTATTGTGTCAAGATGATTTTCTAATAGATAAAAATTCTTTAGAAACTTGCTTAAATGATTTAGAAAATTCCGGAAAAGTTTGGGGATTCAATTCTTACTGGCACTCTACCGACAGAAGAAATTTAGAAAGAAGACATGTTCCTAGTTTTAATAATAATATAGAATTGATAAACACTTTAGGAACTCCGAGTGCATTGATTATTAAAAATGGGTTAGATGTTTTGTTTGATGAAAATTTGAAATACATGTATGATTGTGAATTTTATAAAAGACTTTTTCTTAAATATAGTTTTCCAAATGTTTCCGAAAATGATACCATGGTAAATTATATACATGAAAATCAAACCACAAATACTATAGCAAATAATGAATTAAGAAACAATGAAGAATTATATATTAGGAGAAAATATTTTTGTTGAAATTGCCAAACGTCACCTTAGTCGCAGTCACTTCTATAAAACTTCCGGAAACGATTCGTGCAATAACCGAGTCTACAAAAGGGATTGAATTTGGTGCAGTAAAACTAATCGTAGGAAAAGATGCTCCTGGAATTATCTATCCTAAAACTGTAATTGATTATGAGTTTGATTCTTTAGATGCTTATTCAAAATTCATAGTTTATAATCTTCATGAATTTATAGATACTGAATTCGCTTTGATTATTCAGTATGATGGATATATTAAAAATCATGAAGCATGGAGAGATGAATTTTTAGATAACGATTATATAGGAGCACCATGGTCCTTGCCTTCTGATTCGTTCAGTTATAGAGATGCTTTCGGAAACATTGTGCGAGTTGGTAACGGCGGATTTAGTCTAAGGTCTAAGAAACTTTTAGAACTGCCTACAAATCTTTCTATGCCTTGGGAACCTTTTCACGGATACTATAATGAAGATGGATTCTTTACTTGTAAAAATCGTCATATCTTTTTAGAAAATGGTTTCAAATATGCTCCTATAGAGGTTGCTAAATATTTTTCTATAGAGAAAGACATCCCAGAAAATCAAGGAATAACTACATTTGGTTTTCATGGAAAGGATAGAATGTAAATGTCGATAACCTTTCAAATAAATGTTTACGAAAAAACTTATAAAAATGTTTTAGAAAGCACTTTAGAAAGTTTTTTAAAGATTCTTCCAAAGTTTGATGAATATGTTTTCATAGATAATGGGGTCGTTGATAAAGAACATTTAAGAAAACTTTTAGAAAATTTTCCCCAGTTTGTTTTATACACTACTGGAGAACATGATGAAGAAGTTTTAACACACTTTGATATAAAAGATTTAGGGGTAGCTTACAAATACACAATACCGCATCTTTACTCTATATATTTTTCTAAGTCTGATTATATTATGCATGTTAGCGAAGATATTCTTGATTTGCAAATTGAAAACTTTGTAGAAGATTCGGTAAAACTTTTGGAAAATAATTCCGATATAATTTCTACAATTCCTAATTGGGGAGCTATAAATATTGAAAGTCATGAGTATAGAGAAAATTTCGGAATAGCTTTTGGATTTAGCGATCAGGTTTATGTCTTAAAGAAGGATAGATTCAATGATAAAATTTTTTATAACTATTATCATGTTGACTCTCAGAGGTATCCAAATTATGGTGGGGAATCTTTCGAAAAAAGGATAAATTCTTATATGAGATGTCTTAATTTGAAAAGAGCTATCCATAAAAATAGTAGTTATCGCCACGAACATTGAAGGAATTTTGAATGAAAACTGATGCGTTTTTTGTAGTGTCACAGTGGAACAACGATGTGCGTTGGGTTGAAGAATATACAGATAATTATTTTATATACGATAAGTCTAATACTCTTCCGGAAAGTTCTAAAGTAATTAAGTGTGAAAATGTAGGGCATAATTTGTTCGACATTTTTCATTACATTTATACCAACTACGAAAACCTTCCTGACATGGTTGCGTTCTTAGAAGGTCATCCTTGGGACCATTGTAATAGAGAAAAGTTCGATAGAGTAATAAACAATAAGTTCTTCACACCTTTGGAAAGCTATGAAAATGCTCCTGACTATCATGCCGCAATGAAATGTTCGGATGCTGGTTGGATGGAAATAAACAACGACTGGTATATCATCTCTCACCCTAGAAGAGATTTTTCTATGTTCCAAAGTTATAATCAAGCATTAGATCATGTTTTCAAAAATGCATATCATCCACAGTTCAATAGATTTGCTCCAGGTGGAATGTATCTAGTTGAAAAATCTAGGTTGTTATATTATTCGAAAAACTTTTGGAAAAGTCTTATGGAAATTGTTTCGAAACATGCTAATCAACCAGAAGCATATATATTCGAAAGAATGCTCTGGACGATTTTTTCATGTTCATTTGAAGGAAGATTATGATAACCACGAAACTTACCGGAAATTTAGGAAACCATATTGCGTATTATGTTTCCACCAGAGCTATTGCAGAAAAATTAGGATATGGTTGGGGATTTAATCCTACTCCTTCTCATGATTATTATAATGGTGCTAGGCAAATGGACTTTATGGAAATTGATTATGGAGAGTTTCCTAAAAATATTTCAAATAGCTTTCATGAAAAAGAATTGAAAATAAATCATTTCGGAGATACTATAGATATTCGTAAAGAAGATTCTGAAGTATTTTCTATAAAAGACAATACAGAATTATTTGGAGTGTTTCAAAGTCCTTTTTATTTTTATGATAGGATAAATGACATTAAAAATTGGTTAAAAATAAAACAAGAAGCAATAGAAGAAACGAATGATATAAGTTCTTCTCATGGAATCGTTCTTGATGACAACACATGTTTAATAAATTTTAGAGGTGGGGAATATAGACATTATGGAAATCTAATAACAAAATCTGAATATTATTATAAAGCAATGGAATACATGAAAGATGTAAATCCTAACATGAAGTTTATAATAATTACTGATGATGTCCAATGTGCTAATCAATTTATTCCTGGAATTCCTGCATATCATTTTTCTATAGCTGTTGATTATACTTTAATAAATCATTCGAAATATTTGATTCTTTGTAATTCTTCTTTCCCTATTTTCGCCACGTTGACTAATAACAATTTAAAAAAAGTTATCGCACCTTCATATTGGGCAAGGTGGAACATTTCTAATGGCTATTGGTCTACATCTCAAAACATTTATCCTGGGTGGAATTATCTAGATAGAAATTGTGTTCTTAAAAATTACGAAGAGTCTAAAAAAGATTGTGAAATTTGGCTAACTACTAATGGATTTGGAGAATAATTATGAAAGTATATGATGCATTTATGCTGTTTAATGAATTAGACATTTTGGAAATACGTCTTAACATTCTCGATCCATATGTAGACTATTTTGTTATATCAGAATGTAATAAAACATTTTCAGGATTAGATAAACCATTCTACTATAACGAAAATAAAGAAAGGTTTAAGAAATTTCATCACAAAATTGTTCATAAGATGTTTACAGATTGCCCGGATCAAAGCTCAAATATCCCAGCTTTGTTGAAACCAGAATTAACTAAAGATGATATTCAATACAATAAAATAATCCTGGCTATAGATAAAAATAGACATCTTGGATTAAACGAGCACCAATGGCTTAGAGATTTTACCCAAAGAGAATTCGTAAAAAGAGGTTTGGTAGATTGTGACGATGAAGATATTGTAATGCTTTCCGATCTTGACGAAATACCAAATCCAGAAATTTTAAAAGAACTTTTCGAAAATGTTCCTAACAATACTTTCATGCATTTGATGATGAAGATGTCTCAGTATTATATCAATGTAAGAAAAGATGAACGATGGTTTGGAACTAAAGTTTTGAGATATGGTTTACTTAAAAATCTGGAATCGAACTATATGAGAAACCATAAAAACGAAGGAATACAAATCGAAGATGGCGGGAACCACTTAACATTTTTAGGTGGTTCTGAAAAGATTAAAACAAAGATTAAATCTTATGGTCACGCTTTTGATTTCAATTTGGATTATGTTTTTGGAAATTTAGAAAATAATATCAATAACTTTCAAGATATTTTTAATCGTCCTGGAGAAAGATATTTTAAAGTAGATTTGGATGAAAGCTTTCCGAAATATATTCGAGAAAATGTCGCGACTTATCCGAACTTCTTTTTGTGAGAAAATATTATGGGAACAATGACTTTTCAAAATTTAGGTGCTATGGGAAGACTCGGAAATCAGATGCATCAAATTGCGGCTGTTGTAGGTTATGCTAAAAAATACAATCAACAATATTCTTTTTCTAAATGGAAGTATGAAGAATATTTCAATTTAAAAGATTATGAATATCCTTGCGAAATCGATACTATAATTCAAGAAGCCGATCCTTTAAGTTATACCGAAATTCCTAGCTACCTTCCTCAAATGGGTAATATAAACTTTGTAGGATACTTTCAATCAGAGAAATATTTCGAACATTGTAAAAAAGATATTCTAGACATTTTCAAGACAGAAGAGACGAATTTTAATTGTGGTTTCATTCACCAACGCAGAACTGATTATATTTCTCTTTCGTCATACCATACTAATCTTGCTTGGGAATATTATAAAGAAGGAATGGATATTTTAGGTTACGATCATTACTTTTGTTTCTCTGATGATATAGGATGGTGTAAAGAAAACATCAAAGATTCTCGAATACACTTTATAGAAAACACTTCCGAAATTGAAGACTTAAAACTTATGCAAAAATGTAAAGGTGCAGTGATAGCAAACTCTTCCTTTTCTTGGTGGGGAGCATATCTATCAGATTCTAAGAATGTTATTGTTCCTAAAAATTGGTTTGGTCCAAGTGCAGGAGCATTTAGAATTGAAGATAGATTGTGTCCTGGTTGGAGAGCTATTTAAATCCTTTGTATAAATTCAGACTTATATAAAGGTTCTGGTGTGGTTTTTGTGGTGTGTGTTAAAACATGTTTATGAATAGGAATCAACTCATCTAATTGTTTGATTCCTTTTTTTATGAGTAGTTCTGTATAAAGCACCAAAACCAATGCAGACGCATCAACTATATCGCTTGTTGGAGAAATCCCAGAACGATTTGGAAGACCTGCAAATTTTCCTCTAGTATGAATTGGAATTTTTGGTAGGTCGGATATGTATAATTTATTTAATGTAGTGTTTTCTAGAAAAGATTCTAGCATATTTGGTTTCTCAGCATTCCCTTTACCGAATAAAAATTGCTTATTTTGTGTAGGACTTATTAATCGAATTTTAGTTCCTTGATTTAATAAAAAGAATTTCAAAGTAGAACAAAATTCGGCAATTTCTGTAATGTTTCCTTTCATGACTGAACCAAAAGAATAGTTTTCGAAACAAGCATATTCACAAGCAGATATAAAAGGAAATATATGAGAATGCATCATTAAAGTTCTTTGATAAAAATCATATTTGCTTTTATCATAAGAAATAATGTCTTTATAATTAGGAATATTTACTTTCTTCTTTTGTTTTCCTTTATCATCTATAGAAGAATAAGCAATGAATCCTAATTTCCGCATATCAATTATTTCGAAATTCTCATCAAGCTCGAACCTTACAATTCCTGTAGAAGTCGGAGAACAATCTAAACCTGCTATAAACATTTTTAATCCTTTATTTGTTCAACCTTTTCAATCTTTAAGATGTCTGGATTATAAACAACTAAATGTTCTACTCCGTCTCTTTTTTTAAATAAAAATCCATCTATGTTATTCTTAATCAAAATTTTCAAAAAATCTTCTTCATAGCCATAGAAACATTCTTTCCAAACATTAAGAACCAATTCGAAAATATTCTTAGAAGTTTCTCGAATGCTTTTCAAAAGTTCTCTTCTAGCTCTTATAGGATTTTCGTCCCAATTGCTTAAAACTCCCTCTTCGTCAGGAATCTTTTCGGAAAGTTTTTCTAAAAGTCCTGGAATGATTTTCGAAGATTCTGTTTTAATATTTTTTACAGAATTTATCTTTACATCTTTTATATAACCGTCTTTAGCTTTTCTTCCGTAACTTTCTGCATCTTCTTTCGAATTGGTTAGATAAAATCCTGGCCCCATTTGTGCATAAGACGTTTTAGTAATAGCAAATTTAGAATCAAAATTTTTGAATTTCGTAGGCGAACCATGAAACCAAATTTCCGGAATGGCTGCTTCTAATAGTAAATATTCTGTAAATAACATAGAATTATTTATAACAAAAAAGCCCAGAGGTTAGTCTAGGCTTTTGGTTTTACTTTTTATTAGAGATTCAGCTTTCGGAGCTTTCTGATTCTACTACACCAAGCAGTTCTAGAATCTTCTTAGCAGCTTTCTCAATGACGGCATCTTCTTTCTTTTCGCCATATGCAGCAAGCTTTTTAGCAATCTTCACAGCGGCTTCTACGTCAGCGGAAGCTTCTACTTCGTCTTTCTGAACCTTCTTCTTAGGAGTTCCAGAACAAGACTTTGAATCCTTAGAATCAGAACTAGACTCTTCGTTCTTATCTTTCTGAACCTTTGAAGAGCTTGAAGATGAGGAGCTAGAACTCTCTTCCTTCTTAGCCTTGCGAGCCTTATCACCCTGTTCCTTAACGTCAAACTTATCTTTCTTGATGTTGGGGATTTCTTCTTTGTCGATTTCCTTTCCGTCGATTCTCTTGTTTACTACATCCCACTGGCTTTCTAGAAGCATTGCAGTAGAAGCGTATTTGTCTGTTTTAGCCATTTTTATAATCCTCTTTGTTAAAATTATTTATGAAACTCTTTAGAAAACTTTTCCGGAAAATTATCTTAATAGTTTCTGTCCAATCTTTTCTAATTCTTCTTTAGTCTTTTCCGAAGTAACTACAATTCTCTTTCCGCCTTTAGGAGTAGTGATTACAAATTCTACACGCCCTTTAGAATCTTCTCTAGGCCCTTCTATAGAAATTTTTCCTTTGAATTCGGGATGCTTGTCGTAAAATTTGAAGAAATCTTTTCTGGAAAATAGGGAATCGGTTTCGTCTTTCTGTTCTGGGCCTTTAACCAAATCAACTTTTACTACTTTCTTGTTGGTTTCTTTCCCAGTCATTTCGTCTTCATCTGTAAAAACCTTTCCCATAAAATATTTCTTAGCACCTTCGTAATCGGTGTTGATTGTGGTGACAGTATAATCTCCATTGTCGTAAGAAACTTTTACGGTAACTCTAGGGCTTGGTGTTTTTACTTCGTCTTTCTGTTCTTTGGTTTCGTAATAGAATGTTCTATTGTCCCAATCTACTTTTAGTGCGCCCATTTTTTCTAATTTTTTAATAGAATCTTTTGTTAATTTATCTTTTTGAAATCCGTGCCATTCGTTAGGATATTTCTTAACGAACATTAAAAGTTTTTCATCGGCTTCTTTTGGTGTTAATGGTGTAAGATCGTATGGGTGGCGATCTTTATAAGATTCTTTGATATACTTTTCTTCAATCTCTTTAGCCTTTCCAGTGTTCCATGCATAAGAATCTTCTAGATATTTCTCAGCAAGTATAAATCCATTTGACATGTTAAGCCCTCTTTTCTAATATTTATAATTTAATAGTTTTATTCAATTCTGTTTTAAGATGTTGAATAATATCTGATTCTACACCAATGTAAAAATATCTAGTCTTTTCGAAATCTACTGCGAAAATTCTTCCTGGTCTTTTCGCATGAACGTAACCAAGAACATATCCAGAATCTAAAATGTCTTCATGTAGACTGGCATTGTTACTATCACCATAAGAAATGTCTTCAAAAGTTACTGCCGAATCTTGAAGAATGTTGTGAATCTTTCTACCATCAATACCTTTATCGCGAATAAAATATGACAATATCTCTTGTATTTTTTCCGAATCTGAATATTTGAAACGAATATTTGAAAATTCGTTGTTGTCTCGTTCTAAAAGTTCACCAAGTTTCTCTGCTTTGTATTCTTTAAATTTCATTTTATTCTCCTATAATCCTTATCCTTTACGAATTAGTTGCAAATCCCTAAGTTTTTATTTTCTTTGAAATCTGATTTTTTAGACGCTTCATTGTCAACTGCCTGTGTTGTCCAAGTCTGACATCGACTCTGCATCCGTTGAGCACAAGCAACTCCTTGTGCTGTTTCTAAAGCTATTTTTTCTATGTTCTTCGCGGCATTGATGTCTCTATCTAAAACCGATCCACAATCTGGACAAGACCAAACACGATCTTTTAATTCAAGAGCATCATTGACGCAACCACATTCATTACAAGTTTTCGAGGAAGGGAACCAACGATCAATTGCTTGAATCGTCTTTTGATTCCATACGGCTTTATATTTTAGATAGCTGATGAATTGGCTCCAACCAGCATCCGAAATAGACTTAGCTAATTTTCCATTCTTCACCATTCCAGAGACGTTCAAAGATTCTATTCCTACGAAATCAAATCTGCGAATTAAATCTAATGATTTGGTATGGTGAAAATAGTTTCTCTGATTAGAGATTTTTTCGTGGACTCTAGCAACCTTGACTCTTGTTTTCTTATAACGGCCAGAACCTTTTGTTTTTCGGCTCAGGTTCTTTTGAGTCTTTCTTAGCTTCGCTTGGCTCTTGCGAAACCATCTTGGATTCTCAATTTTTTCTCCATTCGATAGGATTAGAAATTCTTTCAATCCTAAATCTAAACCAATTGATTTTCCAGTTGGAACAAATCTAGAAATCACATCCTCCTCTATGAGGATAGATGCATAATACTTTCCTGAAGGTGTTTTCGAAATTGTGACCGACAGGAACTTAGAATTTTTCTTAGGTAATCTATCTATTTGAATCTCTACATGTCCGATCTTTTCTAAATGGATGAAATTTTGTCCTAGATAAAACTTTTGGTTTGGTAATCTAAAGGATTGTTTATTTGTTTTCCGTTTAAATGATGGTCTGCCAATTTTCTTTTTTCTATTTTTTGAGAAAAATTGATTTTTAAATTCTATAAAATCTCTCATTTTTTGTTGTAATGCCGCCGCATTAACTTCTTCTAACCAAGGTATTATTGCTCTTAATTCTGTAGTCGATAAAAATTCTGGGTTTTGGTTATGTGTTTTATCATATGTGTTAAATGCAGAAACCATATAATTCCAAACAAATCTAACACATCCGAAAGTTTTTGATAAAGTTTCTTTTTGGTCTTTTGTTGGATATATTCTATATTTATAAGCTTTAGTCGCCATAAAAGTATTTAGTTACTTCTTCCTCATTTTTATGTCTAATAACTTTTGCAAGAATTCTTTATATTGCTTCCAAATGTTTTCGTCTTTGAAGTAATCTAATTCTTTGTGATAATTAGAATGACTTAACTTTGGCTCCCAATTATTTATTTCTTTTTTAATTTTGTCATAATCCCATTTCTTTTCGAACATATTCTCAATAGCCCTCTCTGCCATGCTAGAAAGATTCGCTCTAATTTCCCATTCAAAATTTAGATAAGTTTTGAAATCTCTGGTTCTTCCTTGGTCTTTCATTCTCTTATCTACTTCTAGTTCTTTTCTAATAACTTTCTCATTGTTGATTGGATCTATTGCGTGTAATAATTCGTGTCTGACCCTATCTATGAAATCGTTTTTAATAGATTTATCCGAAAAGTTTTTAATTTGCTTCGGAGACATGAAGTAGATATATATGCTGTCCATAGTTCCGCAATCAAATCCGCCTTCAAATCTTAACAAACTTTTCGGAGGTCTTGCTAAAATTGATAGAGTAATTGAATTATCGTTTTCGTAAACAGGATGGGTAACCTTTCTTCGGAAAATTTTCTCTTCTTCTATTTCTAAATTTTTGAAAATATGTTCCGGGCTATATCCTTCAATTTTTTGTAAGTCTAGCCATAGTTTAGTTTTTTGATAAGCCTCTTCTGCATATTTTTTCATATCTTCCGAGAGAACTATTATATGAGTAGCTTCTAGTAATTCTTTAAATCGCATTTTTTTCGAATCCTTTATGAATCAATTTTGTCAAGTGTAAAATAAATCTTTTCCAAATCTCTGGCTCTTCATGATAGAAAGTTTCTGCTTGTCCTTTAGGAACATAATTTTTTACATAAGTCAAAGCAATATGTATATTTTTAGATTTCTTTAAGATTGCTTCAGCTTCTACTTCAGCTTGTGAGGAAATATATGCATCTATCTCCCAAGGGAATTTGTAATAAGCTTTTATGAATTTAGAGATTTCTGTTCTAATTTCTTTTCTTTTTTCTGGGGATTCTGTTTGAGAAAGTTGCTGCCGATATAAATCTAAGATTTTATTGTTTTTAGATATCGCAGTCTTTGTTTTCTGTTCTCCGCCTTTCATTCTAAATTTAGGATCTACAATATGGACAAGCTCATGAAGAATTGTTACTCTAAGATTTTCAATTTCTTTTGAATCGTTTTCTTTAAGCTTTTCGTAATCCTCTTTCCGAATTGTTAAGAAAATTTCGAAATCGGTTGCGTAAGCGTTTGAAGAATTTTCTGTATAATAGGTTAGCAGGAAAGTAGAGATTCCATAATTTCCATACTTAGAATCTACGTTTTTATGAAGAATGTTTTTCCTGTGATTTTCTTTTTGGAAATATGTATAAGTAACATGTTTCTTTATTATTTCTAAAATTTTCTTTATGACCGTTTCGGTGTATTTCTTCATGTCGTCGGAAATAACTATGGCAGATTCTGATAAATATTCTGAGAACTTCATAGAATTATTTAGAAAAGTTTTTAGAGAAATTTGACGAAAAGGAGAAAATAATTATGAAAAGAGTATTATGCCTTCCTGGTGGCGGTTTACTTGGGACTATTACAACTACTATGCTTGTGAATTTTCAGAAACATATCGGAATGTCTTTGCAAAAGTTTTTCAATAGTTACCATGGAGAATCTACTGGAAGTCTAGAAGGGTCTGTTCTTGCTGCTGGTGGAGATATCCAAATGCTACAAGATTTGTATATTCAAAATGGTTATCATATTTTTACTCCTCAACATTCTTGGCTAACTCCTTGGAATAAGTTCAAGTATCCTTTATATGATAGGCAGAGAGTTTTAGGACCATTAGAAACCTCTTTGAAATCATTGGGTGTAGAAACTTATGGGCAGCTAAAACAAAAGTTCGTGTGTGGTGCTGTAAATGAATTGACAAAAGAATCAAATTATTTTAAATCAGATGATCCTACACTAAAAGACGAAAGAGTAATAGATATTGTAGAACGTT